TCCCGTTCCGGAAGGGCATATACGGGTTATTGTTATGAAAGACTGCGAGGGCATGACAGGGCATTACTACGAGGGCGATATTATTGACTTGCCGGAACGAAGGTTCAAGTCTATGAGGCTTCGGGGGCTTGTTGACGAGTATAAAGGCGAAAGCGGACCAAACAAAGAGAGATGAGAAACTTACAGACACGGGTTATCACTGACATAGTTACCGAGCCTGTATCGGTGACGGAGGCGAAACTTTACTGCAAGGTACAAGATAGTGCTGATGATACCTTGTGGCCTATCCTTATCACTTCTGCCCGCAGGATGCTTGAGAAATACACATCATGCTCCTTTGCTGAGAAGACTATTCACTGTACATGGGTACAGACACCGAAAGATAACTTTGTTGAACTTCCTTATGGGCCTATCATATCGATTGACAAGATATACAGGATAGACCACGAAGGTACAGAAGAAGAACTGGTACTTAATAGCGATTATTATGTCATGGGCGATCAGGATGCTATCATCAAGATAACTTCTTACTGGTCGTCGGGTATGGTCTACGTCAACTCCATAAGAGTAGAGTATAAGGCGGGCTATGGTAATGCAGCTACGGAAACACTACCTCAGGAACTGAAGTTGGCTATTCTTAAACAGGTGGCTACTGACTATGAACTGAGAGAAAACATAACAACAGGAGGGCTAACGGTACTGAGCAATGAAAGCAAGGTACTGGCAGCCCCTTATCGTAAGAAACTTTGGATATGAAAATAGGAGGACGCAGACATTATCTTACTGTTCAGGTAGCTACCCGGACAGATGACGGGCAGGGCGGGGGCGAGAACTCATGGACCGACACTTATTATGAGTGGGCAAGTGCTAAGTTTCTGTCAGGTTCCCGTTCACTGGATAATGGGGGCGTTATCTATCGCAAGGCAGTAGAGTTTGAAATAAGGAAGCGAACTGATTATACTTTGGGAACTGGACATCGTATAAAATGGAATGACGAGTTCTACACTATCTATTCGGTGCTTCCTTCTGATAAGTTGGATGATTTTAAAGTATTAGCGTATGTCTAAGCCTTTTATCATATTGCCTCAGTCAGAGATGATGAAGTTCAAACGCTGGACCACGAAGTTATCAGCAGAAAATACTTCTCAGTGCCAGAGGGCCGTATTTGCCACGTGTACTAATATTGTTCGTAGGGCAATGCGTCTGGCCCCTGTCCGTTATGGATTCTTACGTGCCTCCGTAGGCACTAATGCAACAGGTGCGGGCATGAGTGCCGAGGTTTGGGCCGGGGGGGCGGGTAAAGGAGTTAATGTCAAATATGCTCCTTATGTTGAGTTTGGCACAGGTAATAAAGTCTATGTACCTAAAGAGTTAATTGATTACGCTATCCAGTTTAAAGGTCGGGGAGTAAGAAAAGTTAACAACAGTCATCAACCGTATTTCTTCCCGGCTGTCAAGATAAGCATTAAAGAGATGTTTACAAAACTTCATCAAATGGGATTCAAATGAAAGACCCCTCAGAAAATATAAGGCAGTGGCTTCATGATATACTTAACTTAACTGTTCAGTATAACGGGTCTTATGTGCCTTGTTATTCGTTTGTACCTCAGAATGTGGCAAAGCCCTTTATTGTTTTAGGCGAGCAGTACATGGAGGCCGACGAGTCGACAAAGGACTGTAGTATAACCTTAAATTCTGTCAATATTGAGGTTTACGCCTCTTATTCCGGTAACGATGCAAGTTATAAGATGGTCAATTCTCTGAGTGAAGATGTATTGGAACTGATAACAGCCGATCCGATTACAGAAGCAGGTTCCGGAGGTTCAGACGTAGGCGGGATAGACGGATACGGAGAAATAAACATAATGGTAGGAAGTATAGCAACACAAAGGGTATTATTTGACAACGAGATAGTTATAATGAAATCAATAGTTATTAAATTCAGATTAGAGGAGGAGTAAAATGGCAAAATTAAGCGGGAAGAAAATGTTGGTTTTGGTGGGGGGTGTTGCCATTGGTGCAACAAAAAGTTTCACTTTAACCATTAACAGTCAGACCATCGACACCACGACAAAAGATGATGATGCGTGGGGATCGAGCCTATACGGATCGAAGGATTGGAACGTATCAGTTGACGGGTTATACGACCCTGATGATCCTATGAATGCGGAGGAATTATTTGATGCAATAGCTAACGACACAAGGCTATTACTTGAGATGGCAGTTATTGACGGTACGGGTGGAGGACTTGTCTTTAAGGGCTATGCTAACGCATCGGGGCTTGTTATTGGTGCATCTTATAATGATGCTGTTACATTCTCTGGCACTTTGCAGGGTGACGGCGCAATCGAAAAAGGAACAGTAGCAACATCGTAATGAATACACTAAGCGGTTATATAGAGATAGATTTCGGTGGTGAGCGTTTACCGTTTCAGTTTGGTTCAAATGCGTATGCCTTATTCTGCGAGAAGTACAAAATAGAGTTCTGGCAGATAGCAACGAGCGGGATATTCGGGGACAAGGAAACGCCCCCTGACATATTTAAACTCAGGGAACTGTTCTACTTTGCCCATGTGTCAGCGATGCGGAGCCGGGGCGAACAGGCTATGGTCAATGAGTACAGGTTCGGGGATCTGCTGGATAACACCGAGGGTGCTATTGGTCAGTTACAAACGGCTGTTGTCAATGCCAAGATGTTAGGTTTCTCTTTAGCTGAACTGGCAAAGGGGACGGAGGTAAAAAAAAAGTAACGTGGCGTGAGGTTCTTTCGTACTGTGTAGGGGAAGTTGGTTTAAAGCCTTCCGAGTTTTGGAACATGACCTTTGAGGAAATTGAATTATTCTGCAAGGGTTATGAGACAAGGGAGGCAAAGCGGAAGGAGTTGCAACGGTTGCAGTGTGCGATCCTTATGAATGTTTACCGCAAGGAAGGAAGCCCGCCTGTCGATGTTAGGGATGTGATGGTTCTTTACACCGACAAAGACACCCCGAAGGTTGACCTGATAAGCAGGGAAGAATACGAGGAAATGAAAGAGTGGAGGAAGAAGATTAAATGGCAGACGAGAAATTAAAGGCGAGGCTTGGACTCGATAACAGCGAGTTTAAGAGAGGGCTGAAGGATAGCGAGAGCCAACTCAGCAGTATGAATGCGGGATTTAAGAGGCTTGGTGTTATGATCGGAGCCGCTTTCTCTGTGTCTGCTATTAGTAACTTCGTCGGGGAGGGTATCAAGTTAGCCGCATCCATGCAAGGTGTTGAGACAGCCTTTAAAAACCTTAACCAACCTAATCTGCTTCAGAATCTTCGTAATGCCACAAGGGGAACTGTTACGGACCTTCAGTTGATGCAGAAAGCAGTTCAGGCGAAGAACTTTAAGATTCCGCTTGAACAACTTGCTACTTATTTTGAGTTCGCTACTAAACGGGCTATTCAAACCGGAGAGTCTGTTGATTATCTTGTTGATTCTATTATTACAGGGATAGGGCGTAAGTCGGTACTGGTGATGGATAACCTGGGGATTTCGGCTGTTGAGTTACAGAAAGAGATAGCGAAAGTAGGGGATTTTGGCATAGCATCCGGCAATATCATTGAACGTGAGTTAACAACAATGGGCGATGTGGCAGATACGACAGCTACATCTATTGCTCAACTTGCAACGGCATGGAGTGATTTAAAACTTGCAGCAGGGGATTTTCTTATAAATAGTGGGTTAAAAGAATTTTTCCAAGACCTTACTACTTACATGAAGGTTTTGCAAGATTCAGATATTCCGCTGATTGGTTGGAAATCGCCAACTCATGAAAATCTCGAAGAATACCGCAAGGCAAAAGAGTTTTTAGCAGAACAGCAGGCCGTTAATATGTATTCGGGTGGTGAGTCTGCGGGCGGGCCACTTGAGAATATGGGGAAGCAGATTGAGACTATTGCCACGCTTAACGAACAGCTAAAGTTAGAAAAGGAAAATCTTGAGCAGATTGATACAACTGACAGGAAGGGACTTTTGACCCAGCTTCAAGTTATTGATGCTCTACAAAAGAGGATAGACCAATTATCAAAGCTACCCGAAACACGGAAAGCCAATCCTCTTATTGATATGTTATCCGTACCAAAGGGATTTACTGAGGCAAGCACTAACTCATGGCAGAAACTTTGGGATGACTACGCTGAATTTCAGAAGATACAGAATAAACTCGCCGCTGCACCCAAGTCACCTAAACTTGCCATTGAAGATATGACTGATGAATTGATGCTTCAGAACGATGCTATCAACATACTGGCAAATGGTTTTGATTCATTCTTTTCATCTACTGAAAACGGCTTCCGGGATATGATGGATACTATAATTAGCGAGTTACAAAGGTTGCTAAATTACTATATCTCAAAGGCTGTGATTTTCGGGCTGATAAAAGCATTTTTCCCGGAGTCAACCCTTGTAAGTGGAGGTTTTGGTAAGTTCATGGGGTTTCCGGGTTTTGCTGATGGTGGGTTAGCATTCGGCCCACAGTTGGCGATGGTAGGTGAAAACTCGTCACGAAGTAACCCTGAAGTCATTATGCCAATGAATAAGCTTTCCCAGATGATGGGAGGTCAGATAATAGAGGTAAAAGGAACAATAAAAGGAAAAGACATAGCACTGGCATTAAGAAGAAATGGCTGAGAGGTATAGAATAGAAATTTCTGACTTGCAGAAAGTCGAGTGGCGGATCTCAATAGAGGACCCGGACTTCACGGGTGATTATACGCTGTTGAAAGCCACCGGCAACCCGCTTAACTTCTCTTACGATAACGAGTCAGATGATGTATTCGACCCGATGCGCCCCTCACGTGCTACTTTTGAAGTCTATTCTGAAACTAATTTTGCACTCCTTGACCTATATTCTGTCGAAGATATGCACTATCCGGTTAAGATATATGCTAACGATGAATTGAAATGGAGTGGTTATATTGAGACACAGAACTATGCCGAGGCTTACGATCCACCCCTTTATCCGGTAACCATAACCGCTACTGACGGGCTTTCATTACTGGAGAATATATTATTTGCTGATAGTATTGCTTATGAAGCAGGCGAAGAAACCATAACCTATTATAACGGCCATGAACTTGAATCGGCTATCATCCTTGACATATTAGGAGAGATAGGGTTTACAGAATTTAAGGAGTACGTCAATATCTACGAAGACGATATGCTCTCTGATGCCGATGACAGCCCCTTTGATCAGATAAAGATTGACAGGGATGTATTTAAAGACTACTACTGTTATGATGTTCTCTCTGAAATACTGAAGAAATACAACGCTATCATCCGTCAAAAAGACGGGGTATTCTGTATTGTCAGACCTTTGGAGTTATTAGATGCTACTGTTTACGGACGCTGGTTCACCGGTGATACTACCAAGACGGCTATCACATTAAACCCGGATCAGTTTATAAAGCGCAAAGACACTCATCCTTCAGTAAGACGCATCCAGGTTCCTGGTGGCAGGCTGATGGTACAGCCCCCGGCAAAAAAAGTAACGTCTGTATTTAATTTTGGATATAAGGATTCATGGTTGGATAATTGGGAAATATCAGCCAAACATTGGGACGGAGTTGACTTTCAGTATTGGACACGGAGTTCAGGCACTACAATAAAACCGATAGGGGAATATGTCACGGGCGACAAAGAAGGTGTGGTTATTACCTCTTTAAATAACATTGCTGCCCTCCCGTCGATGACAGGTATTGATAAATACATATCACAGTCATTTGGAAACCTTGCCTTGATTTCAACTTATGATCGTTTCTATTTAGAATTTGATTATCTGACATACAACTTTAGCGGGGCTGATATTGCGTCTTTCAATTTCATGTTAGTTGTCAAGTCCGATGCAGGCGGTTATTATCTATATAATTTGGCCGGTGATGAAAACTTTGCGTACTGGCAAAATAGTTTCACCCCGCTAACCTTCAGTGTTGAGGCCGTAAATGGCAATGGAACGTGGGGAACGATAAGAAGGCAGGTTAATGGGCTTCCCGTTAGCGGGTCATATACCTGCGAGTTATATGGATCACAGACAGGAGTTGATTGTTATATAGCTTTTCGCCGGATAAGATTTTATGTTACTTCAGATGACATTATTGTAAAGAAACGTCCACGGGCAAAGCTACTCCCTACTATCGCCCGACTCATGATGAAGGCCCCAAAGATTCCAAAATATACTTTCAGATATATTGAGAATGTCGAGGATGTGGAAGATGAATATATTGTCAATAACGCTATTAACGGGATTGATCTTAATTATGAATACCAGCTCGGAGATGTTGTCGATACTGCTATTGATAATATAATAGAGCAATGTGCGGGGGCTTTATGTGTTATGAAACGCACCAACGGCTACAGGGTTGATACTATCATACTGACTGGTACGACAGGGGTTTGTGACATAACAGTAGGCGGGCTGTCAGATACGGCTATCT